GAAAAAATATGACAAAATCTAACTTTAAATTTACTTGGAAAGCCAATACTAAAAAGGTAACTAAAAAGGATCTTCCAGAAAACGAACTGGATAAGAAACCTGGTTACATTGAACAAAATAGTGTTACTAAACTAATTCAAGACTTCAATGATAGCAATCTATTGAAGGGTTTGAAAAAAATTCTCGACTCTGAGGAATACAAAAAAGAACGAAAAGGTAAGCCTCAGCGTTACAATCAAATGCCTAAACTGATGCGAATTAAAATTCGCAACCTATTTACGGCATTGGCAGTACAACGTCGAATCGATTGGGACCATTTAATCCGCATCGTTACCACATGGGATTCACGCAGACCCGTGACAATTAACGTAATTCGTATTCCGGGTACTGATACATACTACATTACTGACGGACAACATACTGCACTTGCTATTGCAATTCGTGCTATGTTAGGAATGTTTCCAGATGTTGATCCTAAAGATTATCTAGATGTTGAAGTAAACTGCCAGGTTGTAGAAACTAACGATTTCAGTTTTGCCCGTGAACATTTCTTGGGCATTAACGGTGAAGATAAACTTCCTATTCTACCCTTTGACACACATAAGATTCATGTGTTCGGAAGCCGACTAGATAACAGTCCACAAGAAAAATATGTTTTGGCTGAACGTAAGCAGGCAGAATTTGAAAAGCATGATTTGATTCCCGTACACCCTGAAAGTGTTGACCGTTTCAAGTCCGGTGCAGTAATTGATGTTAACTTAATCAAGAAATTGGATGTAGAAGATATTAAGTTTATTGGTGAAAATCATAAGACTTATTGGCCTCAAGAACCTCTAGATGCTATGGAACTTCTACCCTTTCAAGACCTTCGCAAGCGTCTTATTAAAGAAGGTGCAGATTTTTCTAGCCCTGAATTTAAACAATTCATGCAAGACTTGAATGCGATTGTAAAAGAAGTTGCAGGTGGTTACGCAGAATTTAAGAATCTTACTCAAAAAGTTTATCCTGCATACTATGAAAAAGCATTTGGAGAAAAACCTACTGGTTGTCCACGTGATGCATCATTGGTACTATTGATGCAACTGTATGAAAAGGCTGGCGGAACGTATGCATATGTTCCTACTAGTTTGACTACCCGTTACTGCGAACAAGGCAAGACTATGTTCCAATGTCTTGCTAAAGAAAAGCGGGAGTTATTCAAGTGACACAATTCCTGTATATTGCTGAAATTTATGGTAAATTGAAACCGGGAATTACAAAACCCCTTCATTCACGTTTAAAATCTTACGATAAAGGAAATAATAATCCTGTATTTCATGCACTTTACGTAGCAATTGAAGGATATGATGAACATATCAAAAATTGTGAAAATTATGTAAAGCGAGAATTATTTCCTTATTTGGAAAACCCGCAAGGTAATCGGACACCTAGTGAATACGTGGATCCTAAACATGTTCATATCACAGTCAAATATATCCAAAATTTGGTTGAGAATAGAGTGAAATGTCATCCACTTAAAATTTGTAGGTTGAAAAAAACATTCTTACCGGTTACTAGATATAACGCTAAGACCATTGAAGAAGGTATTATAAATTTCCCAAATAAGTATTTGGAGGCAATTTAACTTGACAAAAATGAATAATATGCGTATACTATACGCATATTATTCTACTATATACTATCCCACATGACACATCGATACGCACTCATTGATACTGCTAACACCTTCTTTCGTGCCCGTCACATCGCAAGCCGCAATAGCGACACGTGGGAAAAGATCGGTTTAGCACTACATCTTTCACTTGCATCTGTCAATCAAGTTGTACGCAACCATAAAATTGACCACGTGGTTTTCTGTCTGGAGGGGAAATCGTGGAGGAAAGGTTTCTACAAACCATACAAGGCTAATCGCAAACTTGATGAATCGGCAATGACTGATGCCGAAATCGAGGAGAACAAAATGTTCTGGGAAACGTATGAAATGTTTACTACATTTCTACGTGAGAAAACTAACGTAAGTGTACTGCGTGAACCTAATGCAGAAGCTGACGATATCATTGCACGTTTTATTCATCTACATCCAAATGACAAACATTACATCATTAGTTCTGATACGGATTACGTACAACTTATTACAGAAACCGTTTTTCAGTACAATGGAGTCAGTAACGAACTCATTACGCCCGAAGGATACTTTAAGGATAATGGCAAACCAGTAATTGATAAGAAAACAAATGCAAACAAACTTTTGGAAGATCCAGAATATCTACTATTCAAGAAATGTATGCGCGGCGATGCTACTGACAACGTGTTTAGTGCGTATCCGGGTGTGCGTGAGAAAGGTAGCAAAAATAAAATCGGACTTGTTGAAGCATTTGCGGATCGTAACAAGCAGGGATTTTCGTGGAACAATTTAATGCTCCAACGCTGGCTGGACCACGAAGGCGTTGAACATCGGGTACGTGATTGCTATGAACGCAACCGCACACTTATTGATTTGACTGCACAACCTCAAGATGTTAAAGACAAGGTTGATGCTGCAATTCGTGAGGGTGTTCGTGTTAACACTACACCACATGTGGGTATACATTTGATGAAATTCTGTGGGAAATATGAACTTAACAAAATTAGTGAAAATGCTGAGGCATATGCTAAATGGCTTAACACGCCGTACAAGGGAGAATTGTGTGCCGAGTCTGCATAAAAAACAATTGTATGCTGGATTACTAGAAATAGTTAGAGACAACAAATATTATTACTATAGTCCTATTAGCAAAAACTATTGTAAATTGACTGACGAAGGCAAAAATGCTATTATTGAATATATGGAACAAATGGCGCCATATATGATTGAAAAAGAACAACAAGAATTTGAATTACGTGCAAAAGCCACTGTTTGGAATGAACTTGCACGTTGAAGATTATGGGAAATTATAATGGATGTAAATTTTGTAAGCGTTGATAATTTTTATGAAGATCCTTATAAGGTAAGAGATATTGCATTAAACTCTGAATACTATGAGCCAGGCTACTCAATAATTTATAAAGACGGCGCTGGCCCCTTCTCAGGTGTTACAAGTAAAACTGGATATACACCTAAAGAAGTTGATTCTACTGTTTGTAAAATAATGCAAAGAAATTTTCGTCGTAGAAATTATAATGTAGAAGATAATTTTTATGGCAGATTTAGAATTACTAAAGGTGATCAAGTAGCAAAAAACGAAGTACATGTAGATAGTTTTGATAAAAATCATTGGGCAGGTGTATTATATCTATGTGATCGTCCAGACATTCCTGGTACGATCATGTACCATCATAAAGAAAGAAAAATTTCATCAGTAAATGATAGAAAAACTTTACATGAAATTGCTCCTGACTTTTATAAAAAAGAACCATGGGAACCAATCACAGTATCGCATGCAGTTTTCAACAGATTAATTATTTTTCGTGCAAACATGTTTCATGGAATTGGCCCGACATTCGGCAATGATTTTGAAACTGCAAGAATTGTACAATTGTTTTATTGGATTGACATTACATGAAAAAGACTTTTTACGAAAAGGTTGGTCGCAGGTATAAGCCTGTTTATGAATACGACCAAACATTAGTAGATGCATTGCCTAAAGGAGCGCATCTTATACTTTGCTACCCAGGTGGACAAAGCACACGCTACAAGATTGACATTGCATATGCACCTATGATTGCTGCTGGTCGTGTAGCAGAAGATGCTATTTCTACTGCGATTATGGAAGCAAGCAAACTGCGTTGTCCTGAGAGCAGAAAGCCAATTACTGAAAAACAACGCCAAGCCTGGAAGAATCTTTCTAAAGAAATGGGTACAGAGAACTATGCACTAGAGTGGCCTAGTTACCGCGAAGCAGCAGAAAGAGGCGTAAAGGCAATGGCTGAGGAAGCAGAAAAACTTATGCAAAACCCTAGCGTTAAAAAAGCATATGAACATTTCTTGCTTGTATGTGAATTGACCAAAGAACAAACTGAATGAAAACGAGAGAACAAATAATTCTTGATATGTGTTATACCTATCGCCATGATTTTGGATTGAACAAGAATCCTAATGATCCTTCATGGGTAGCCGGAATGACCGAAGTAGAACGTCAAGGATTATATAAAACCATGGAGCAAATATTTGACAATAATATTGCACCATATATGAAATTAAAAACTGAAAGTTGAATATGCAGGGAGGATTTATGAAAAATCTAATAGCAAAACCAATCATTAAAGATCAATATTGGGTGGTGACAGATGGTACTAAAAAAGTAGGCAATG